GCTTTTTGAACAATCTGAACTACTTAATTAAAAGTAGTTATTTTTGTTGTTATGTGTTCCTATAATTTTTCTTACTTCAAGATGCTAAATCTTTTATTTAGCATAACTATATTTTATTTATTTTTATAAACTATTTAAATATCATTGCTGTAATCATAATTTGTCTATTATTACGAGATATTTGCATATCACTTATATAATAACTATTATTTCTAGGAAGCAAGACTTCGAGCTGTCCTGGGAAATAGCTAATAGGGTCTATATACCCTCCTTTTGATCCATTAGTTACTTTAAATTTAGTAACAATTGGTCTTCCTCCAAATTGCGCACTCATTAATGAAGTACTAATATATCCATATTCTGTTCTATCTTTTTTTAAAAATTTCGCTTTAACTTGTTCAAAAACATCTCTATTAATTGTTCCATCTTTATTAAGAATTTTATCTTGAAATTCTGGACCTAAATAAGCAGGGTCATCACCTCTAAAAAGAATAATATTTTGAGGAATCTTCATCTTACTAAAAGATTGATCTATTAATTTAACTTTTTGTAATATGTCAGAAGATAATCCATTCTCATTTCCTTGATTTGCTCTTAATGGTCCATTGATCTTACTTGCATCTCTTGTATAAAATTTTATAGCTTCTTGTTCAGGTTTACTTAGGCCATATTTTTTATATTGAGCATTTCCCCATTTTTTCGCTTCCTCAACATTAGTAAATTCTGTGAAAGTATCTGCATATGAACCTTTATCAACAGTACAAGCATAACATTTTTGAGGACTTTGAACTATACTCGTTGTTACCGGAGCTATTACCCCTGCTGATAGAACTAAACATAAAATTGACTTTCTTATCCCTTTCATAAAACCCCTCCTAAACTAAATTTATATATATATTTTACCATATATTAACATTTTGTAAATAGCTTATTGCAACTTTTTAAATATATTTATTTCTATATAAAAATTATTTTAATAATTTATTATGAGTACATAATCTATTTTAAAATACTTTTAGTAATATATATTTATTAATCTTATATATTTGTTAATATTAAATATTAATGATAGTACAATTATATTTTTTTACAGAATAATACTATATTTTTCTTTTTATAAATTTTATTTTTCACTATATTTTAGATTATATCTTAATAAATTTTAATAATTGATTTTCTTGAAACCCTTGATATATATAGAACGAACAAACGTTTAGTATTGACATGTTCCTATATTTATTATATAATTTTCATTGTAAAAGTTATGTCAAATATCGTATCAATTACGACATTTACTGTTGACTATAAACAACAACTTTTATCTTAAAATCGAACAAGCTACAGACAGAAAATAAATTATCTTATTATATTTACAATAAATTTTATAATAAAATTTTTATAAAATTCCATAATAAAAAAGAAGATCATCAGTGTGCGAGACTGACAATCTTCTAATATTTTTGTTGTTGAATATGTTGTTACATTGGTGAGCATTGAATTATTGTAAATACGTTACATTTACGTATGTTAAATTTATTTAATAGTTCAAACCAACTCCATTTATTATACTTGAAAATTTCAATAAATAAATTAAACTCTTCAGGTGTAAACAACTGTAAAAATTTTTCTTCCATTAACATTTTTAATTTTGTATACTGTTTAGACTTGTACGCTTGTTCTATAGCTTTTACGTTTACATCTCCTCTTAAGTTATTTTCTAATAAATAATTTCTTAATTTATATAATGCTATAATTGATTCTCCTAGTGAGCTATCGTCTAGTAAATATTCCTCGAATAAACAATTAGATAATTCATCTATTACTAAAAATGTTTTCATTGCAAGTGTTCTTTTATTTAAGTATTTATCTACTATTGTATTATTAGTCTTTTGTTTGCTTTTAATTTCTGAAGTATTATTTTTTTTATATTCCATTACATATTCCTTCCCCTCTTTAGCTTTTTAATAAAATAGTTAACCATTAATCCCCCTTTTTTCATATATTTATAATAATATATTATCTACTACACCAACTATTATAATATGCGTAAATACAATATTCAAGTCCATAGCTGGGTATAAATTCTTAATGTTCCATATATCGTACATTTTTATTCCATATTTTTACACTTGTTTTTGTCAATTTTTTGAATGTAAAATAAGTCATGGATGCTCATATTTAATACATATGCTATCTTAACTATATTCATAAAAGTAGCTTTTGAAGGATTTCTTATAATATTGTTAAATGTAGTTCTAGGTATCCCTGTTTTTTTACATAATTCAACTTGTGTCATATCCTTTCTTTTCAACGCATATTTCACATTAGATTCTAATGTATAATTCCTATAAATAAAATCATATTCATTGCTACACTCCACATCATATCTACTATTATACACTTCTCTTACTATATGACTTTTGTCATCTATTTCCTCTAATGTATGTAGTATGTCATTCAAATCATTACATATTTTTATGAATCTATCACTTAAATCTTTTTCTATATTACTATTATGTTCTATGTTCTTTTTTATCTCTTTAAAAAATTTTTCACTTCCAAGTTTGTTAATTATCTTTTGTACAACGTCATCTTCAAAATACTCTAATAATATATTTATTGCTAGTTGTTTAACATCTTTAGATACTATCATCTTATCATTTGCTGTCATTCATATATCCTCACATTATTATTTAATATGCTTTTTCAATACATTTTTTTATCATATTCTTAGCATTTTGTTTATTAAAATTACCCTGTTCATCATTACATGAACCTTCATTCTTTAATATTTCATTTACCCATTTATAATTTATAATATCTTCAATTGAATCTACCAATGTAGATGTTATTCCAACTTTTAAATGTTTATGGATATTTTTATTTTGATGATCTTCTTTACATTCTATAAAATAATCATATATATATTCTTTTAAAAATTTTTCGAACTCATCTATATTTTTCATTGATTGTGAACTATTAGTTTCATCTAAATATAGTATATATTTTGCAAATTGAATTTCATATCTTCCTTTAACTTCTCTACGCCAAAAGTCTATTATTTTTAAGATATATATAAATCTTATTTTATATTTTTTCTTTTCTGTAAGTTTTCTTTCAATTTGATATTTTATAAGCCCACCAATCCCCTTGTTTTCTCCATTTCTATTAGCATTTATATATCCATTTATTCTACCCCTGTCCATATGATTATTCCCCTTCTTGTACACTGTTTTATGGTAAACACTTTACCATCGGTAGTTAAATATGTCAATTTATTTTCTAACTATTTGTAAATATGTAATACATTTCGTATATTGAATTTATTATTCATATATATAAATATAATTGCAATATAATTAATTTCATATAACATATTATTTTATTATCATAAACATTTTAAATTTTATTTAAAATTAATGTTATTTTTGTTGCAATAATTATCTAAAATGGTATAATATAATTAATCGTATCATACATTAGTACTGTATGTTTTAAAAGAACATTGATAGACTACGACTCTGGTTATCAATGTTCTTTTAATTTTGTCTATTTATATATCTTTAATTTTCATTTATTAAATATTCTAAATTATCTTTATCCAAATATTTTTAATAAAAACACATTACAATATTTAATATAAAATTAGGACAAACTAATTAGCTTGTCCTAAAATAAATTATTCAGTTACTTCTTCTTTAGTTATAACTATTGGAGTTTTTAATTCTTTAATCACGTTGTCATTAAGCTTATTCCATACTTGTTTATTAATAACGTCAAGTTCTTCATCTGTTAAACTTGGAAAATGTGATTTTAATATTCTATCCATTTCATTCTTTTTAGCTTCACCAGACTTTTTTAGATCCTTGAAATTATGTTCTAATAAAGTGTATACTCCTTCAGCCATATACGTTGCATTATTATACACTTCAGCTTTTCCTTGTTGAATTGCTAAAGCCTTCTTTTTCTTTATAAATGATTGTATTTGTAATGTTAATTGACCTACTAACATTATTACTATAGCAAATATACATTTTATAATCTCATTTAATAATTGTTCTTTCATATAAACCTCCTCCTTTTATATGTATGGATTTTAATTGATTTACCTATTATCTTGGAGATGTAGCTTTTTTAGGTATCCATGCTTTTACACCATTAATATCTAATAGATAAAATTCTAACTTTTCATCTATTGCAGTAATAAATTGGTCTTTATAAAAATACTTGGATATATTCACAAACCCATCTCTAATTTGTATTGCGGGAGAATCATAAATCATTTTTAAAGGTAGTGGCTTAAATCTTCTATCCTCTAAATTACTAAGGATTTTATTCCAAGTACTCTGGCCAACTATTCCATCCGCACTTAATTCGTTATTTCTTTGAAATGAAATAACTGCATTTTTAGTCTCTTGACCAAATATACCATCTGCATTTCCACAAGTATATCCTAATTTATTTAAATTAGCTTGTAATTGTTTTACTTTATCTTCTTTACTTCCTATCTTTAGCAAACCAGAAGAACTATTAACCGATGCATTAGATATTTGACTTTTGAAATCATTCCATAAACTAGGCGAATCCAACATTTTTCTAGGGCAATACTTTTTACAAGCATCGTAGTGTTTAACTACTCTACTAGCAGGTATTTTAATAGTAGATATTAAATATTTAGTTAACTCAATTGCATTTTGTCTTGCTTTAGAGTAATTACTGTCTTCATTGACACATATTTCAATGCCAATAGAATTTTTATTCCCTATTCCACCAATTGGAGGAGTTCCATATTTAACACCTACGTGACTAGCTACAGTCCAATGTTCGTGTACTTGTACTATATTACTTTCATCTACATAATAATGTGCTGAACAAGATAAATTTCCATTTGCTAATGCTCTCGCATGGCATAAAGCGTTAGCCCCTTTATCTTCATTGTCGGTTTCGTGTATAACTATCCATGTTGGATAATTAACACCACCTTGAGCACCATTACTAGTTATTTTTCTAATAATATTAACATCCATGACAGCGCATCTCCTTTCTTCAAACTCTAAAATTAAAAAATAAGGGAGAACCTTTTAGCTCTCCTAGTTAATTTCAACTATTTCTATATTTCCATTATTTTTGATGTATTTTATAGTAACATTATCTTTTAATTCCTTGTCTAACAGCTTAAAAGAAAAACCTTCTATTTGTATACAATTACCTTTGATATTCTTACTATTAAAGATAATTGTATTTATATTTTTCTTTTTTTTACTATTTATTTTCTTACCGTCTATACTTTTTTCTATTGTGTTATCCTTGTTTTCTACTACAGTATCCATAATCTTATCAACACCTTTTATTCTTCGTCCATTTCTATGTCAAACACAACCATATCTTTACCATTTGAAGGTTTTAAACACTCAAAATCAAATTTAAATGTTGAAGGATCTCCATCACCTTTCATATTTACACTAAATTTTCCTTCTAATTTAGCCTTTGGTATTGTGATGTGACAAGGTCTATCAATTCCATCCTCTGTTCTGAACAACGTATCTGCTTCCAATGTAAATGTTTTAGGAAAATCATCACTTGTAATAGTCAAAGTAGTGACATTTGCTTCTGACATGTAATAATAATCTATAAGTATGGTTTTCCCTACTAAATCTTCATGAACAATAACTGTTTTATTATCACTCTTATCTATATCATATTCTTCAGATGTGGGACTTCCACTTGATTTTGCCTTTGTTAGTTCTTTTGATGGAATAGTACCGCTAATATCAGATAGTGCAACATAAAATATATGTTTCTTATCTACACTAGGTTCATGAGATAATATTACTTTTTTATTCTCATCCACCTCAAATTTCTCTTTTTTATGTATAACTTTCTTTTCTCTGCTTATCTTACTTCCTGAAAGAACAGCAAAAGATTCTGGAGATAATAAAGCATCTTCATTCTTGAATTTTACGTCCTTCTTTCCGCTCCATCCTATGAGCTTAGGCATACCCTGTCCACCGACCGCATACACCGTATTAGACCCTACTTCTATATTATTCATTTTTAATGTTTCTAAATATATTTTAGGTTTTTTATTTGCAATATCTTTTATAACAACATTGCATACTTCTCTTGAACCAAATCTCATAAAATTTCCTCCTGTTTAATTTATTTTTTTTATAAATGTAGGATTTTCTCCTTCCATTTTTGCACCATGTAATAATGCTTGTATATTTACATCGTATTGCTCTAATATTTGAATTCTTTGAAATTGATCGTTAAATTGAAACATGTTATAATTCCATACATCTAATAGGTTAGTATTATTATTGTAAGAACAATAAATTGAAACCAAATCAAATAATGTTAAATTTAAGTTCTCTTTTGCTTTATTTAACTTTTCCTTACCCTTCTTCAGCTTTTCTAAAATTTCTCTGCCTTTTTTACTTTTAACATTGTAGCCATCTTCTTTTTTTTGTTCTATAGAATTTTGCACTTTAATTATTGTTTGTATACTTTTAAATATGTCATTTGTAATGATATTTTCTTTCAGAATTTCATTAACATATATTTTATTATCAAAAAAGTGCATTTTACTTCTTAAAAATAACGATAAGGCATTTAAAAACATAATTTTAAAATTTGCATCTTGAATACAACTATTAATTATAAAATCTAATGTAGTAATGTTAGCTAAAGATTGATAGTTATATTCAATATCCTTTAAATCTATGCATATGTAATTCAAGGATTTATTATAAATATCATATCCTAATGTAGTAATTTCTTTAAGCGTTAGCGGGTATATAGTTATTGATTTAGTTATACTTATAGGTATATTAGCCAGTGTTTTTAGCTTGATATCATCAACGTCTACTTCAACTAAATTAGCATTTTTATTCATAGCTATCTGAAGTCCTTTATAAAGTATCTTAAACTATATCCAACCATGTCATTAGTCATAATTATATTCCAACTTAGCTTATTTAGATCTCCTACTCCTAAACCATGCGCTCCTGTCAAAGTCTTTTGTATCTCATACTTAATTTCTAAATCCCTTCTGCCTTTATTAATAAGAAGAATATCCTTGTCGTTACTAACTAATATATCTATTTGTAAGGTAGAGTCTTGGAATACCCCTCCTTGTTCTCTACCATCAATCCAATTTACATAAATACGGCTTCCTTTAACCGTAGTTGTATTTATATCTTTTGGATAAGGAAATATATATTCATTAATAATAGGATTTTTCTTACTTATTTCAATACCTTCAGCCTTAAACGGTTGATTATTAGGGATAGTTAACAATTTTAATAAATTTTGATTATCCATTAATGTATAAACTACATCAAAAAGATATTTGTTTAAAGTACAACTATCTTTTAACTCTAATCCATGTTTAAATTCACTATCTTTATAAGTTGTAATTGGCATTTAATCAACTCCATTCTATTCAGCTAATAAAGGTTCGGTATAGAATTCTAATAGTCCCATTGAACTTGTATCTGAGCTAGATATTAAAGTCTTCATTAATGTCATCATTTTAGCTTCATCTACAGGCAAACTTTTATATATATAAAAATCTTTTAAATTATCATATACAGTTAGTAAAAATTCACCTTCAACTACTTTTACAGAATCTTTTAATCTATAGATTACATCAAAGTATTGAAATCTTTTCTTAATCTCTTCTAATGTAAGACTTAAAGGTTTTGTAACTATCTTTTTAACAGTTTTAATTATGGTTTTAGTTTTCACCTCCCCTTCTGGACTAATAACAGTTGCAGATAATTGACTTACAGTAGGTGCTTCAACACTTCTTGATTTTGCTACTATTTCAGTATGCTCATTATCTTTTGAAGTATCATGTTCAGCAGTTACTCCTTTACCTGAGTCTTCTTTTGCCTTATTTTTTTCATCTTCAGTCTGAGTGCCTGCCTCTTTGCTCTCTACCTTACTGTCATTTTTAACAGCAGGTTGCAATTCAGTCATTGGAATACTATTATCAGGAACTTCTTCTTTCACTTGTTCCTCAACTTCAACTTTCTCAGTTTTAGCAATTACTAAATAAATAGTATTACTAGCATCAACGGCAAATTTACCTATGCTGGCCTCACTATCTATTTCAGCCATAGGTATTTCTTCAAGTTGTTTACCGTCGTTATCAAATATTTCTACAAAATGATTAACAATACTTGAATTAGGTTCACAAATGTTAGGTAACGGTCTTAATTTTGCTACCCCTACATTTGTATAAGTTAGTGTGTCTAAACTTAGAATATCATCCTTACTAATATGCCATCTCTTCTTTTTTCCGTCTATCATGTACAACACCTTCCATTTGTTTTATTTTTTAATTTGTTTTATATGTATTTTAATTACAATCTGCTATCCAAGCAGATATAATTTCTATATTTTTAATTTCTTCATTGCCTATTCTATTTTTACAATGTAATAACACGATTCCTTCATCTTGATTATGATTTGCTTCTATAGTACAAGTACAATTTTCTTTATCAACTTTAATAATCTTAGCCAATTTAGTTCCCTTACCATTCTCATTAGTTAAAGTGAATTCACATACATCATTATATGATTGCCCATTATCTACAAATGTAACTTTATATGTAGCCTTTCCACCCCATGCTAATGTTGATTTACCTTCAATCTGAGTTGTAAAATTATTAGTTTGATTCTCTAATATATGAACATCTACCGTCTTTTGGATTCCTTCATATTCAATTGTAAGCTTGCAAGTTCCATATTTTAACCCTACTATTTTATGGCCTTCAATTTTAGCTATTTCTTCATTTGAAATAGCATATTTTAATATAGGGTTTTCAACTTTCTTATCATTCTTAAAGCATTGAATATCAAGGGTCGTAGTTGTCCCCAAAGTTGATAAAATTGGGTTTTTATTTAGTATTTTTAAATCATAATGATTTTGATATTTATAATAATCTGCTATACTTAATTCAAGATTGTCAGTATTATTATTAAACTCATCTTGTTCACACATTATTTTTAACACGCCTTTATAATCTTCATTTATAAAAGTGACTTTCCAACAATGTCTATTAATTATTAATCTCATATCTTCATATATAGTTTGAGTCACTTCATTAAGAGGTAATATAATACTTTCTTTAGAATTACCATATTGAATAAACTTGTCTTCAGTAACTCCTGTGGTATATAATTGTCCATTGTTTATTAATGCAACATGTGTTTGTATTTGTCCATCTTTGTTAATCCACTTTAATAAATGATTACATCTTCTCATTTTAGAAGTATTGTAAAATGGATTATCTTTATCTATATCGGAAATAACAATATAATCTTCATTCATGTAATTAGCCATATATCCTCTATTAATGTCAATATCCTTAGATGAAATTACATATCTTTCTTCCTTAAATTCACTAGTAGGGTTACTATGGTTTCTTACTATAACATTTTGTTTATTTCCTTCAATTAATATATTTGTGCCTTCGGACTTTAATTGTTGTTTAAATAATTTGTACGCGCTCCATTTTACTTTATCAACCGTGGAAGAACGATAATTACTATAATCTTTCATATATATCATACTCCCTAGTTATAATCAAAATTTTCCATATTGTTTAGCAATTCATTTATTTTATTTCTAGTCCTTGCCAAAGTTGATTCTCTTCCTTGTAATTGTTCTCTGTAGAATTTCTGACCAACTTCTTTTTGAAATGGTTGCCATAGTTCTTCAAATTCAATCAACTCATTTTCTAAATATGAATATCTTAAACAATAAGCTAATAATAATAACTGTGTATTATCTAAGGAAATATTCACTTGTTCTTTTTCATCATTATATTTTAAAGTAGTATCAGATTCATCAATTGAAGTGTTGTAATGTATAATTGCATTATGTATCAGTTGATACTTACCTTCATTTGACTTTGGTAAATTATCCGTATCTATACCACAATTGTCAAGAAAACAAGTGAATATTTCATCATAAGAAGTATATGAGGTCACTTAAATCACCTCACTTTATTATTTTTCATACATTTCTTTTAAATTGTTGTCAAAGAATAAATCAGAATTTTCATATTCTAATCCTGCCCATTCACAAATTACTTTTCTTTTAGCACTAGAATCTATTCCTTCATCAACTGCAACAGAAACAATATATTTTTTAACATCTTCTGCAATTATTTCTGATTTACCTTCTGTTAATTCATTTAATGCTTTTTTCAAAACTAAATGATTACCAATAGTAAATAAATCAATAACTTCTTTTCTAGTCATAATCGAACTTTCTGCTTGTTCGATCTCAGGAATATTTTCCTTAACTAATTTAATATCTTCATCTTGTGTTTCCTTTATTATTAAAGCTCCTGTTTGAAATACTACTGTTTCATTTTGTAAATAATCAAATACGTCAAACGGTACAGGTCTTTCATTTAATACAGTACCTTTTGTACCTTGCCATGTATATGTAGTAGTAGTTCCATCATGTGGATAATTTACTATAAAAGGTGTTCCTTGTTTTCTTATTAATATAACTTTTTTATCTTCCATTAATATCTTCCTTTCTTTTTAAATAATTTTAATTAAATTTTAAAGAAGGGACATTAATCCCTTCTTAGTTGTTTTAAATGAATTATAGTTTTATTGCTTTATCACATATATATCCCATTGCTTGTCCTGTAAGTAAAGTTACATCTAATCTGTAGTCAATTTTCATATATACAGTTTCATTTTCAATTGATGGCATATCTTGTGCAGTTCTTAATCCACCAAATTCAGTGATTTTAAATGGTGATTTCTTACCACCTGCCAACATCACTCCTTCATTCACAGGTAAATCTACTTTGGAATTTTTATCATCTATAAATGGATTATCTGTAGGTATACAAGTAGTTCTTGACACTTTATCTATATTTATATCTCTTAATAATGAATTCTTTAATTCATCTGATAAAAATATATTTTTAATTCCACCAACTTCGGCAGAACCTTGTGCCAAAGCTAAAGCATCTATCAAATTAATATCAGCTATTAGAACAGGTGTTACTCTACCATATCTTAAAAGATTATTTTCTATAGTTCTAAAATCTGTTAGTTTGATATTTGATCCATCCCAAACTTGTTTCGCTGGAATTTTAACAGCTTTGACAGCTTTTCTAGTAGCTTCCATTATCTTTTTGAATAAATATTTTACTTTGTATTCTTGAACATAATTAACCGCATTTCTAAATTCATTGACAGGATCAGAAATCATTCTATCTATATTATAGTAAACACCAAATTGATGGTTTTCTGGTCTCGCAGATATCTCTTGCATATAAGGTGAAATTCTTACAAAGTCTACTCCTGAAGCAGTAGCACTTAAAGCCATAGAAATTCTTGCTTGTTTTTCTAATACATATTTTTTTGTATCATATCTACCTACTTTTGAATAATCAGATACTGCATCTAATATAGGTTTAATTTGTGCTTCGGCTTGTTTATCAGCGACCTCTACTATTAAAGCATTGAAACTTCTTAACTCTTCCATATTTCTTACTTCACCATTTGAAGTAAATACTTTACTACATAAAGCTTTTATAGCTTCTTCATCTGATAATATAGTTTTACCTGTTTCATCCTTCTTTTCTATCATTTTATTGTTATAAACTCTTGTTGCTAATTCTTTCATTTTATTAAAATCCATATGTATAATCCTCCTTAGGTTTATGTTTGTATTAATTGTTTTGATTTAATTTCATATTATTTGCATTCTAACCTTACTGTTTGTTTATCAAAAGCAAATCCAAAATCAGTATTTACACCTACCACTGCAAATTTATTAACTGCATTAGCATAATCAGCGTGTGCAGATTTTGAATCTGAAATTATGTATTTTTTCTTTGTAGAATCAAAGTGCGCCACCATTCCTTCTTTGGCTTCCTTTGTTCCTGCGTTTAATTCTATTGCAGATGTTTCAAATCTAACTCCTGTTTCAAGTCTTGTGAGTCTTACCATTTCATCTTTTTCATTGAAAAAATCTGCATAAGTTTCTCCCTCCATAAGTTGTTCTTCCTCAACTGTTGTTAATAGAAACCCTTGATTCTTTACATCTGATAGTGGTTTACAAGTTAAATTACCATTCTCATCATAATCTCCTAATTCAACCAATGTAAAATTATCAACTTCATCTTTTTCTCCACAAACTAATTTTGCACCATTAACTACATGTTTTGACCATATAGTATTTAAATTTCCCACTTCGTGATTTCCTCTTGAATACATTGCTTTGTATAATCTTGTTGCCATAGTATTGCCTCCTTTTAATTACCATTTAATTTTAATTTATTTATACTATTTTTTAAATCCATAAAATTCTTCAAACTCATCTACACTTTTATTTAAATTTTCATTGTTTGTACATGGCTCAGTTATGGAGTTTATGCTTAACTTAGGTTCTGCTGTTACTTTATCATCTGATTGTATTGGTAAAATTTTTGATACAATTATATTATTTAAAGAGAATTTAGCTTTTTCAGCTTCATCTTCTTTAGAATTTATTGATTGTTTAATTAAGTTTTGGACATCTTCTTTTTGAAAATCTTCTAAAGCATCTACACTTTCAAATTTCTCTTTATAATATGTAGTAGCACTATTTAATTGTTTTTGATATTGTTCCTCATGATACTTGTCCACTATTGGTTGCATTTCTTTAACCTTTGCATTTAAAGAAGTTAAAGTATTTGTTAATTCATTAAACTTTTTAACTGTAGACTGGTCTTCCTCTTGTTTAGATGTAGCCTTAGAATTTAATGATTTAATAGTATCTTCTTTTGAGTTTAATTGTTTTTCTAATTCTCCTATCTTATCATTAGCAGTTTTTAATTCAGTTTCTTTCTCTTTTAAAGCATTTGTTGATTTTTGAACTTCTGATACAGCTACCCAATCATCAGAATGTTTAACTTGCACCTTTTTATCATATGAAATTACAACATCATCATTCTCAATTGTATAAGGCACTTTATAATTTACCCATTTATCTCCTTCATAGTTTTCATATACAAAATAGTTTTCAGTTGGGTATATTGCATAACTACCTACCCATACATTATAATATTCATCTGCTGTCATTACTTTGCTTAAAGCATCCATTATCTTACTTCTGATATCTCCTAAAGATATTGAATTAAGAGATTTTATAAAAGCATTTTCCATATTATATTCCTCCTTGTTTGTAGAATTATTTTGTTTTTTAATTACTTGATTAATAGCTTTGTTCCATGTCTTTTTTTCATTTAAACTTAATAATTGTGCTGAATCATATGCAGGTTCTATTTCTATGCAATCACCCCTATCTTCTGAATTTAAAAGCGTATGAGCTGTATATAAAATAGGACTTTGTATATGTTCAATTCCGTCTATCATATTGTAATTACAATATAAAAATTCAACAGACATATGTATTTTGATACCATTGTTAAGCCATTCCATAAGTAATCCTGTAACATCTTGATATTTATCATCATTCCAAATTACTACGTCACCATACAACACTCTTTTGGTATTACCGTTTTCATCAGTAAAATCATCAATATAAACACTCTCAATGAAACCTATTGCTATAGTATCTGTAACTACCACGTCTTTACCATTTCTATTTTTACTTTCTTTTTCTTCATGGTCTCCTAACGCATCAACACCATTGTTTTCTTCATTGGGTATGTATTTACATACAATTCTTTTACCTATTAAAGTGTTCATATTTTCAGCGCAAACTTCTTCGCTAATAATTTGATTATTCCAAGATTTTTCAAAATCATGTATAATAACCGTACCTTTTAATAAAGTAGGGTCTTTCTCATTGACTTCTATACTATTAAATTGTGCTTTAAATATAGATTTCTTTTGTTCTTGATTTTCTACCATCTAATTTACCACCTCCTTTCACAGATATTAAATTTTATTATCTTTTTAAATACCATTTCTTAATTTCATCTTTTGATTTGTCTTTTAATTTACTAAACAATTCATCTTCTATAACTAATTTTTTACCATTATTAGATATTAAAATAGAATTATTATTTTTAACTATTATAATGTTATTTTTCATTTATAACTTCCTTTCTAAACATTTCACTTAAATGCCTCGTTCCTTACTTTCTATAGTTGCATCACTAGAATCAGAATCATCTAATTTAGGATTGCCTATATCATTCCCATCTTTACCACTTAGTACATTAGTATTCAGTGGTGGCATAATCTTTTCTCTTAATTTTAATTTCTCTATTTCATAAATAGATTCTTCAAAATATTCTTCGGAACTTATACCCAACATATCTAAAACATATTTTGCAGAATATCCTTGTGCTTCTAATTTAATCAATGTATCAAGTTTCTTTTCTCTCTCGATAGGAGTGTCTTTATTATATTGAAATATATAGTTACAACCTTTTTCTTTTCCTAATATAATATCTATAAGTTGATTATATATTTCCTCTATAATTTCCAACATTACACCTATCTTTTTATAAAACACATCTAGATTTAACTTAGCTGAAGCATAGTTACCTTTCGTACCATTAGTTAGAACTCGAGAATAACCTGTAGCGTTGGTTATATCATCATCAATTGATTCATATTTTTTAGGATCTAATGTTTTGTCTCCGTTTTTAATTTCTGGAAATTCAAAATCTGCAAAGTCAGGCATAGCAATACAAGCAATACCATCCTTGTCTTTGATACCTTTTTCTAATGCTCGTTTAACTCCTGCTAACACCTTTCTCTTAGCGCTTTCTTTGACTTTTGCATCATTATCATCTTTCCCTCTGAATTTTAACACTGCCATAGCTTTTATTATTTTATCTGCTATTGATTGTTCTAAATCTCTAAGTTTTTGTTTGTGTTGAATATCAAATAAAGTTTGAGTACCATAAGGTATACCTAATCTTTGATTTCTACTTAAAGTATGTATTCTTGCAACTAAAGTTTTATCAACAGGAAGCATTATATATCTTACTTCATCTTCCTTATCTCCTTTATAATCTTTCCACTTTTTGTATTTAGCTTCTGTTACTAATGGAGATAAATTTTCAAACATTAACTTTCTTTCTAGTTCCGACATATCATCAAACCATTTTAAGTCTATCACAGCTACCATTTTCCCTTTAGCTCGTCCATATGGAAATATATAATTTAAATTATTGAATACATTAAAATAAGGCTCTCTTTTAGAACCTAACCATGTACCAACTAAAGTACCACTATGAGCTAATTGAACTAACAAATCTCTAGTTAATTGTTTGTGTTGTATTTTCTTTTCTAAATAAAGATTTATTGTAGATAAATCATCTTTATATCCTTCATCTCTTTTTAACACTTTTATCTGATAATCCAATGGAGGCAAACTAAATATTAAATCGTATAATTGAAATACATTTCCATCAATAATATAATAATAAGTTAGTAAATTAACTATGTTGTTAATATATTTATCAGGATTGTTAAACCATAATTGTAAAGTATCTAAATTAACAGTTTTTATCTTACCATTATTACATAAGTCCATTACAAAACCATCTATAAATGCATCAACTACATCATCATATGTATTATATTGACGTTCTAATTCATTTATATGTTCTTGCAATTGTTCTATTTGCAAAGATTGTTTTTCTATTGTTGTAGATTTATTTTGACTTCCTTTTGTTCTTGCCAATTTTCTTAGTCACCTCCTCTTATTTTTGATTTAATTTTAAATGTAATATACCAATGGGTCATCATCATCATACTCGTCATTCAACGACATTCTATTTTCCTCTTCCATTTCTTGAACTACGGATAAACCATACATTAAACTTGTTGCTCTATCTCTTTTAGTTCCTTTATCAATTCTTTCATATTTAATATTGTTATGATCTGTTTCAACTTGTTTAATATTTGATAATTCCCTTATTAGCCTATCAGTTTGCTTGAAAAATTGGAATTCTTCTATCGGTATTTCTTTATTTTTAAATAAATCATCCACTTCAACGGAGTCTTTTAATAACCTAAGACTTCCATTTTCGAAACTTGCTTTCATATATGTATACATTTTGTTGTTACTACCAACTGTAGCGGTAATACCTCTTAATATTGATAGTGCATTATTTAATGTCTTACCTTTATCATCATTATCTAAAACTAAAGGTGGAAATTCTATCTTTTCGCCAGTTTTAGAATTTGTGTATTCCCAAGTTTCATAAAACAAAGAAGGTAGTGGTTCTCCATTACCTCTCATATCAATAACTATTTTAACAGCGTTTGGAAATTTTAAATGATACAATTCTCTTAGAAAATCTCTTTGTTCTGGTAAGCTGATTCCATTATGTGTTCTCGTATAAACAACTTCTTTAACATATGTCCCATTTGGTTTGGGTTTTAATTTGATTACATGAGTACACGCATTATCTGAATCACTTGCGCCAGAAATAGCTACATCATGTGTGATTATATATTCAGATTTTGATTTTTTAGGCTGAGTTATTTCTCCTCTTCCTAATACCCTAGCAGGTGTAGTTGTTTCATAAGGGAAGTAACTTTCTCCACTTGAACCAACAAATATGCCTTCATATTCGTATTGAAATTCTTCAATTGTCATATCGGGTTTATTACGTTCTTCATCTATGTCATCTTGATCAAATATACCTGCTTCAATACCAACCCTATAATCTAATGAACATACAAAATAATTATTAGCACCACTAGACATTTTATCGCAAAAATACTTAAATCTCTTATATAAATCACTTGTTTTTAAATATGCCGAAGATATAAAAATTACTTTACCTTTTTCTCTCTTGTTATGATGTATTGCAACGGCTCTCTTTGTCTTTGTCATGGGAATTAATATTGTATTAATAACTTTATCAGAAACCAGCCTACATTCGTCCACCAATAAATAGTGAAAACGCCAACTTCTAGCTCCATCTCCTTGGTTTCTACCAAGAACAATTGCACGAATTTCACTTCCATTTCTAAAGTTTACCACACAATCATCTGCCCCTGTTTTTATTGGGAAAAATATTTCTCTAGCTATACTAGGATTTTTAGCTAGCTCCCCTTTGACTTTTTGTATAATTACATTTCTTGCCTGTTGTCCTTGTCCAGAAGCAATACCACATTTTAATCCTTTGTATAATATGCACGAAGCTACAAAGAATACTGCTGACAACCACGATTTTCCGAGCCCTCTGCAACAAATTAACATAACATATTGATTTCTTGCCATAGCACGTAAAATTAATCTTTGAAATAAATATAATTTTAATCCCAACACTTCTATACAAAATTTATCTATATATTTTCTATAATAGTTAATATATTTTTCCCATTCTTCTGTATGTAACCCATCTTTTTTATCTTTTATTGGATCATAACTGTGCTTACTGTCTACATTTTGATAATCTCCATCCTGTTTCGTTCGTTTTTTTTTACTAAAATTATTATAAGTACCCAACTATATCACCACCCATTATAACGACTTTTCTATATTGGAGAATTGTTGCAATAAGTGGTCTAATTCATCCTGTTTAAATTCTTCTTTTTCTGCTATCCATAATTTATCCTCTACCTTATCTACAATTTCCGTTATTCCATTAATACCTGCATTAGTAGAGCCTCTGCTATTTTCACTAAATTGAGCCGACTTTGACAAAGTATCAAAAATAGCTTGTAGATCTTTATATCTTTTTTCAGAACCATTAACCCCATTTAACATACCTTCATATGCTTTGTCTACAGCCAACGATGCTTTTGCTATTTTCCTCGCATAATCTAAATGATTTCTTGTAACAATATTAAAATCATTCTTTAAACTAGTTAAATATTCATTTAGATAGTTTAAATCAGGTTTATTAAATGTACCCTTCCATTCTTTGCTGTATATCATTCCATTACTATCTACGTAATCATTTTCTTCAGTATTAATTATTATTGTTGACTGTTCTTCATTGTTATCAAATGTCTCACCATTTGAATATGTATAATCTTTATATTGTGGTAAAGATGATATTTGTCGTATGTATGCACTCCAAGGGTCTTTATCATTTTTAGCTATATCGTTCCATACACTCGTAATAAATGGTCTATTTAAAATATGAAGTACAAAAAATATAGATTGTATGTCTTTGTAATTTATTATCTTTTTAACACATACTTTACATATCCCAAATCCATCATGTATGTATGGATTTATATTTTGATAAAAATTATTCCCAATATTTTTCTTCTCTTTTCCACAATAGAAACATATCCTTGTATCATTTGGTTTATTTTTATCTGATTTTTTAGTCACCATTTACATCACTTCCTTTTACTCCTTCCTTAAATTTTTACATAATAAAAAGAAGCTACGATTAAATAGCTTCTTAATTCTTGAATTTCTCTATGAGATTTTACATCTTATAATTATCCTATGAATATTATTTATATAATTACAATTAGACGTACCTATTTAGATACGCCTTATCTAATTATATATGTATAATATTTTTTAATTATATTTTGGGTTACCTTATATGTAATATTTCTTTAATAATTTTCTTATATAATCTAGTCCTTTTTGATAAACCACAGTTTTTGTATTTATCTTTATTTCGCCATTAGGTTTGTGAAATTCTTTTTCTATTATTTTAAAACATCTATTATCTACGAATCTTTGATATGGTACGTTATTGCTCATTAATACATTATGACCTCTTAAGAATTTAAATAAATTATTTCTTCCTATCCCCATATTTAAAACTTTAGCACATTCACCCATATCTATTGTATCTTCACTTTTAGTTACAGTATCATAGAACTCAGCTTTGGGTAACATAATGTAATTTTCTTCTTTTAATTTTTCATTTTCCTCAGATTTATCAGCTAATTCTCTTAGAGCTTCTGCATAAGTTTGTGGTAATTTGTATGCAGTAATTTGTCTTAAACTTTCTTCCATCTTATTAAATGCATCAACATATGTTGCAGTAAACAATACTCCCTTTTTACCTATCATTTTATTAGCTATCATTTCACAACCCTTTTTAGTTACTAAATAACACTCATACGTTTTATTATTACCTTCTGTTTTATATGTGGATTCAATAAAAAAATCTGAAAATCCAAGGTTGGATTCTCTCAGAATCTCAATATATCCTCTAATATCCCTCATTAAATGTGAATGTTTCTTATCGACCATTCTTGCAACGTCTCTACTATCTGTTAATAACTTTCCACCTTGATTTATTACTTTTAATTCATTTTCCATAACACCATCGACCTCTTTCTTTTAATTTAGTAATATATAATCTCTTATATATTCCAATTCACATTCGACTTAATATAATTAGGCATACAAAAAAGGACTAGAATTTAATCTAGTCCTTTTAGAAAATATATTACCAAAATTATAAAAGGGTGGTCGAATACCCATTGCAATATACAATAAAGTAGAATTAATATCTCTATTAACTCTACTTTTCAATTTTCATTTTAGTTAATTTTCAAAGTAAATAAAATTTAGTTTTTATCTTTATTCAATATTTCCAGTTGATCCACAACTACTTTTTGTATTTGTTCTAATAATTTCTTTTCATTTTCAATATCTCCGTCTAACATTTCCAATTCGCTCTTTATTATAGAATTCCAAATATCATAGTAACCGTCCTTATTGCTTATTTCTAATTCTTCCTTTAGTTCATTTGCAACCTGTATTGTAGCTTTTAATATTTCCTTTTGTTCTTTTAAATCTCTTTGTTCAATGTCATATTCTAAGAAGCCTTTTATTCTATTATAATGTTTATCATAAGTATCTTCCTGTTCTTTATCTGAATTGTATTCTTTTAATGATTTTAAATCTATTTTATCTCCAATTACTATAAGGTCTTCATAGTCAAAACATCTTTTAATAATTTCTTTACCATATTCACTTAACACACAATCTTGAATAAGTATATTATTAGCTCCATATTCATCGTACAATTCTTCGTCTTCATTGGTTATAAAGTGAATTATAAAATCACTATCTCCACATTTGTAAACACTATAATAAGGATATTGACAATCTAAATCAATGCTAAAATAATTTTCAAAGTCTTCATCTTCATAATCACCGTATTTTAATATCTCCCATGCAGTTTCATAATCACATAAGAACATAACTTCTTTATCTGTATTAAAATAATTCTCCATTATATAATCTAAATCATATTCTTTTATATTTAATATTTCCATTTAATCATTTCCTTTCTGTTCATCATTTTAATTTATTATCTACTTCGCTTAATTCTAATTTCTTTACTAAAATAGCAACTACATATATTGTAGTTGCTTAATTTAAGTTGTTTTATTTTGCACCTAACTTACATCCTTTCTACGGTATTTTTATATGTATATGTAGTCTAAATAATTAGACTTATAACCTTTTTAATATGTATGTTTTGATTTAATTTTATTTACTTGATTTGAAAAACGATGCAATAATGCTTATTACCGTTGTTATTGCTAGAGCTATTGGAAAATTTATAACTTTAATTGCAAAATAGATAGCTATAAAGTTCCATAATAACTTTATTAGCCAAGCTGTAAGGCAATATCCACAAGATATAGCTATTATCACTCCAACTACAAAAAGCATTTTTTTCAATTTAATCATCCTTTCATTATAATATTACAGTATAATCCTCTTTTTTATCATTCTCTTTTAATTCTTCTAAATAATATGTTTTAATATTATTATAATTAACTTTCTCATCATTATTATATCTTATGATAGTATAACAATAGTCTTGCTTAGTATAATTTAATTTTCCACAATCAGCATATTTCATTGGATTACACATACATCCATTTTCTACTGCAAATACACCTTGTCTTCTTGATACTATCATCTGACTTTGCTTATGAGTATGTCCAAATACTGCAACATCGAATTTCTCTTGTTTGTTTAAGAAATGTGCAACTACTGATTCACATAACCTACCATCAATTTGTGAGAACCCCTTTGGATGACATACTATTAATTTTTCATCTAAATTTACATATGGAAAATGGCAAGGTAACTGCCAAGCTTTAGCTTGTGCAGAGGAATTGCCGAATATAAGGAAGTGACTAATGAAACACTATAGAGAAAATAATAAATATTATTCTTCATCGCATTTAGTTTATAGATGCTGTTATCATGTGGTATTTTGTCCGAAATATCGTCGTTCAATTTTATTAAGTAATGTAGCTAATAGGTTAAAAGAAATATGTTATGAAATTGCAAAAATACATGATTTTTTAATTGAAGAAATTGAAACTGATAAAGATCATGTCCATATGATTATAAATTGCAATCCAAGATATGGAGTAATGAAATGTGTGCAATTAATTAAAGGGACTAGTGGTTATAGATTATTTGAAGAATTTCCTTTTATAAAGAAGAGATATTTATGGGGAGGAAAGTTTTGGAGTAGGTCTACTTTTGTAGCAACTGTAGGTAGTGTAAGTTTAGATGTTGTTAAAAGATATATTGAAAACCAAGGAAAATAAATTAAAAATACTTGAATAATTGTGATAAATATGATAATATATGTATATGATATAAATTCATTGAAAAAGAGGTGAATACTGTGGCTAAATCAAAAACATCAAGCTATATATTAACTTTGAGATTAAAAACAGAAAAATATCAAGAAGATATATTAAATAAAAGACTAGAGATAAGCAGAAATATATATAACTCTTGTTTAGGTGAAATATTAAAAATATATAAACATACAATAGAATTAAAAGATTATAGAAGAGAATATAAGAATATAATTAAAATGAGTAAAGACAAAAAACGTAGTAAAAAATTTAATGAATTAAATAAGAAATATGATTTAACAGAGTATTCACTCCATACATATGTTAAATCAATTCAAAAACATTTTAAAGATAACATAGATAGTTTTACAGCTCAAAAGATAGCAACTAGAGTTTTTAATTCATTTCAGAAACTAATGTTTCACCAAGCTAAAAGAGTATATTTTAAAAGATACGGTAAATTAAATAGCGTTGAAGGTAAATCTAATAAAACGGGTATTAGGTTTCAAGATAATTTGTTAATATGGAGTGGATTAAAAATACCTGTAATAATAAAAACTAATGATATATATGTTCAAATGTCATTAGAAAATAGAGTTAAATATTGTAGAATTATTAGAAGGATTATAAGAGGTAAAACAAAATTTTATGTTCAATTAATTCTTGAAGGAATACCACCTATGAAGATCAATAATAAAACAGGTGAGATAAAGAATAAAATAGGTAAAGGCAATGTGGGGATAGATATAGGTACAAAAACTATTGCAGTATCTAGTGAAAATGATGTTAAGTTATTAGAGTTAGCACCTGAGATTGATAATATAGAAAATCAAAAAAGAATATTAAATAGAAAATTAGACAGACAACGTAGAGCTAATAATCCCAACAAATATAATGAAGATGGTACTATTAATAAGAGTGATAGAGATAAATGGATCAAATCTAATAGATATATTAAAACTCAAAATAAATTGAAAGAAATTCAAAGGAAACAAACTGAAATCAGAAAACAAAGTCATTATAGACTAATAAATAGATTATTACCATTGGGCGATAGATTCTTAGTAGAAACTATGAATTATAAAGGATTACAAGCTAGAACAAAAGAAACTACTATTAATGAGAAAACGGGTAGATTTAATAAAAAGAAAAGATTTGGTAAATCATTAGCTAATAAAGCACCTAGCATGTTTTTAACTATGTTAGATAATAAGCTAAAATGGAATGACACTCAATTATTTAAAATAGATACTAAGAAATGCAAAGCAAGTCAATATAATCATTTTACAGATGAATATAATAAAAAAGACTTAAAAGATAGATGGAATGAAGATATTCAAATTCAAAGAGATATGTATTCTGCATTTTTAATAATGAATGTTATAAGTAAAAAATTAGATAAGATAGATAGAGATTTGTGTATTGAAACTTATGATAATTTTAAGAAATTGCATGATAGAGAAATAGATAGATTAAAAGAATTAAAGAAAAATGGATATAAGATAATATCTAGTATGGGGATATAAAATCTATATAGGTTTAGACATGAGCCTTATACTAATGTTAATCATTTATTAAAATGATAATTAGTGAAAGTCTTAGAAAAACTAACTAGTATTTATATGTTGTAATTTATTTGAAGTTTAAATAAATGAGAGTATAAAAGAAGTTAATGTATCTAAGAACCCCAAGACTAAAGTCTTGGGAGTGTCAGAAATACACAAAGTTATCAGCAAAATATTAAATTTAGGAAGGTTGATATTGACGTATATATAAGTAACTTGTCTCATACATACCATATCTATATGGAGTAGTCTTTTGATAAAGGTGGAACTATCTCAAAAACACCTATCTACTATTTAGTAGATAATAATATTCAATTTTACAAACAATATATTTTAATTTCATTTTATTAATAAATATATAAATAAACAAAGTCTATCCTATCTTCATAAGATAAACTTTTTACGCTTAATCACCTATTTTTTCAATTAATAAATTGAACATCCTTTTTAATATCATAAATAAGCACATTACAAATACTGATATTAAATATAATAATAAAAAATTTATTATTATATGTATGCTTTTAATATCTATAAATCTTAATATAGATATGCTTAAAACCATTATTGATATAATAATTGCAAATGAAACATTATATAGTAATTCTTTTATAAATATTTTATCTATATTTTTGTTTTTTTGGTTATCGAAAGCTAATAAAATAGCTAGTATATTGAATAATAAGCCTATGAAAATGGTGAAAATAGTAACAATAATTCCTATTCTTGTATCGTCAATTTTTATATGAATTGACATAAATATAGCTACAAATATAGGTAATATAAAAAATAGTGATATATCATTAAAACAAATACTATTATTACCATACACTTTCAGTGTCTTAAAATGTTTTTTTATAATTTCTGTAATATCAATTTTAATTTTACTTGTTTTTAACAAAATGATAAATATTATTAATACACTTATTATTGATAATATATTTCGCTGATTGTTAACCATTTGTAACAAGCTCTGCATTAATCCTTCCTTCTTTCTTAATTTCATGACCATCTATTTCAAAATTCTGATAATCTATAACTGGTATATATTCATCTAATATATTTGTAGATATATTTAATATGCTACTATATTTAGGATGTCCTTCTATATCAAATTCTACTTCATTTGATATATCTATATTTCCAGATAACTTACTTAAATTTCCCAAACTAATCGTCCTTTTTTTACCCCCAATTTCTACTTCAACTTTTATATTATCATATTCCATTCCATTAATTTCAATAATGTTGCTTAATTTAATAGAATTGTTTAGAAATTTATTTATATTATTTTTAAATATAGGCAATTTACTATTTTTCCTTGCATTAAAAACATATTCAAATGTGCCAAATTGACCATTCTTATATTCATCCTTGTATATATCTGCAACATCTTCTGGAATAGAATGTTTAACTAATCTCATTTTACAAATTTGACCTCTAATTAAATATTGTTTAGCAACCTTTTCTGGTAATATTGGATGAAATGTTAATTTACATTTATATCCCTTTTCTTCTAAAAATTTATTTAAATCATCTTCTAAAACAGTCTTACATCCATGTCCTCTAAATCTTTCCAGTGATAACAAACCTTTATACGCATCTTTAGGTACATATCCCTGAAAAAATAAATTAATCATCTCAACTTCTCCATTGGTTTTCTTGTGAATTAATTCACTACTACTTACATCTTTTATGTTACTAGAATATCCGTAACTACCCGTTTCTAATCTTCCATGAAAACTTACTTCATGAATATTTATTTTTTCAATATTTATAGCTCTTTTTAGTTTTTCATCACATGAAATTAATTTTCTATCTTCACAATATTCATTTAATAAACTTATTAATGAAAATCCTTTATCCTTATTTAGATTTAAATATTTTTTATTTTCTAAATTACGCATTCTAATTATATATAATACTATTGATACATTGTTCATATAACTTTATCCCCCTAAATTTTAGATAGTTATATTTTAACATCTTTAATTTACAAAATCTACATTTAAGTAAGTTTTTTGTAGATTAGTGTTATTATTAGTATAATATTATATATTTTTGCTATTCAATAAGGATCGTATAGGACTTGAACCTATATCTCTGATTTATTTAAGGGAGAGGTATAGATAAAATCAGTATTTTACCGTTAAACTAACAATCCATGTTTCCTATGAAATTAATCATAGGAATTTAATTTACTTTCTTAATGCTATTAGCTAAAACAAAAAAGTTTTAAGAAACTGGCACTTTTCCAAAAATATAAATTTGACTCTGCCTACCCCCATAGGCACGATTTATTCTTCTGGTATTTCTTCTGATTCTGCCTTTTCTTTAAATGATAATACTCCATATTTTCCATTAAAATATTTAATCTCATCTAAATCAGTTAACAATCTAAATTCTGTGTCTTCCTCAGTTTGAAAATATATCTTACCATCTTCAATTTTAAAGTCAGCTTCAACTTGTCCAATTGTATTCTCTGTCCTTTTAAATTTAACTAATTTCTTTTCTGCCATAAAACTTCATCTCCATCTTATTAAATAATGTATAATTATTCATTTTAATGATAGGGAAGAATGAACTTCCCCATATGTACTATTTATTAAATTGTTCTTTAATAATTTCTTTAAACTTATCACTTGTTTTAAATGCAGGTACTACTGAAGCAGGTATAGTTATTTCCTCTTTTGTTCTTGGGTTATGTCCTTTTCTTTCTGATCTTTCTCTAGTTTCAAAAGTTCCAAATCCTATTAGTTGTACCTTTTTACCTTCCTTTAAAGCGCCTGTTACACTTTCTATAAATGCTTTTAGTGCTAGTTCAGCATCCTTCTTTGATAATCCTGCCCTTTCAGCCATTGAGTTTACTAATTCAGTTTTGTTCATAAAATATTTCTCCTTTCAATTTTAAAGTCTCTTGGACTATTTGTATTTTTTTATTTTTAATTTTTAATTTAATTTTATTAAAATGGGGAAGATTTATACAACCTCTGGGTTTTTGTAAATATAGATACTACCTGTCCCCCTTAGAGGAGATTACGTTTTTAGGTTATAAAAGTGCTTCAAACCCTTATACGCCAATGGTTTCATTGTATTTTCATACAATCATAATTTTTCGTAGACACCCTTCAAACGTAGATATATCAAGGGTTACAAGGCTTGTTTAAATCAAACACTTTTACGTTTCTTTCTATTATTAGCTGTCTTTTTTATATTTATTTCCTTAGCACATTTTGCACAATACTTAATTCTATTATTCGATACTTTAATTCTCTTACCACATTTTTCACATTGAATTGTGCCTTTTAATTTATTCTTAATATTTAATTTTAAATTTTCTACTATTATATTACCAAAGCACTCCCATAATGTAGTTTTGAATTTGGCTTTTTTATCTCCATATAAGTATTTAATTAAAACATCTGTTATATATACTTCATCATTATAAACTTCTAATAATTGATTTTTAATATCTTGATATAAGAATACTACATTATCAACTTTTCCGTCCTTGTTCTTACCGATTAAGAAAGGTTTCTTCAAATCTAATTCGGTATATTTATCAATTATTTTCTTATCCATTTTCACTTTTTTATTATGCATTAACATATTATAATCAAATTTACCTAATTGTGTATTTTTAAAACTAATTCTAGGATTTGGGATAGTTTTTTCTAGCCTATTAACCACACTATTATTAATTGTTTCAACTTTACTATTATCTTTGTCTTTAGCATATATAAAAAAATGAGGTACTTTTAATTTAGTATATTGATTTATTATTTTTTTCATTTTCTTTGGTCTTTGAGGTTTATATAATGTCTTAGCGTACCTTTATACCCTCGGTTTCCCGATATTTATTAGGGGAGTAGACTATATCTTCACCCTATGTCTATTCATAGGCTTTTCAGGACTTCTCGTGTATGGCACTTCCAAATAAGGAATTTCACCTTAAATGTACGGATTTCATCTCCATTTAGGAGGTATATCCTAGTCGTTTGACCCACAAATAGATTTCTCTATAAGCTTGGCACAGGATTATCATACCTTCTTTTTATAAAAGTGGCTTTAGATTTCCCCTGTTAGCATATCTATTAACTATCATTTCCTATAGCTACTAAACGTTAGATATACACCCTAGATTTCTAGGTTCACCATATTTTCTATATATATTACTATATAAAGCGACTAAAATTTAATCGATCGTGAAATTGTTCTCCATGCATAATAGCTTAATTACATCAAGATTAATATTATCACTATTCCATATCTTACTTATATTATTACTAATTTCACCTATATTTCCTCCTGTGTAAGCACTTTTCAATCCATTGTATATACTTTGACTATTAATTATTGTAGGTTCAGCTTTTCTCATATTGTAATACAAAGGAACAATTCCCTTCATATTTCTTTTTGCTACTTCAACAAGTAGTGGTTCAGCACATACTAATGATTTATCACCATCTACATCAAACATTAATATTTTACTTATAATATCATGTGTGCTAGTATATATTGCTTTAGTATTAAACCATCTTTTCATTTCCTTTATTCGATCTTCATTTTCCTCACTCTTATATGCTACATTTTTTCTTACTGCGTGTTCTCTATATAAATGAGGACTTCTTAAACAGTCTAATTCAGGTTTATTATCATAAAAGCTACACCATACTTCACCATTTTGCAATAATCCTTTAGGATTTTCTTCATGTAAAAATAGCCATTCACAAAATGCATATGTATCAGGTGCTAAGAATGTATATATGGCATCTATATCTAACTTACCTGCTCTGCCTTCTTTCACTAAACTCTTTTTAACATTTTTTAATATTTCTTTATTATATGTATCATTTAACAACTCTGGATATATTTCTAATGATTGCTGTAAATAGTTTTTATTTCTATTTGCAGAAGTGACACCTAAAACCTTTAGCATAGTATTCTTATCATTACTTATATTTTTAATTTTATTAATAGTCTTTTTAGATATCTCTTGTAGTTCCGTATCAGTTATATCCGTCAATGTTTGCAACATTTGATAATTAATTTTGGCTTTCTGAAATTTGTCTTCTTCCTCATTACATGTTCCTGCTTGACAATTATATTTGATGAAGTTGTCTATATATTCTTCCCAACTTTTATAATATTTCCACATTTTAAATTGACTTTTGGTAAATATAATTTCTATTTTTTCTTTTAATATGTCATGTTCCTTCCCATATATATCTTTTACTATACCACAATATTTACCTAATTCTTTACTTTTTTCTCTAATAAATTTATTAAATGGTGATGATATTAATAACCCCTTGACCCAAGGTGATCTAAACATTCTATTTCTACCTAATTTAGGTAGCATTATTCCACAACCATCCATGTGAGGAATTGGCACATCTTTGATAACTCTTTCTATTGTATATGTTTCATCATCAATCAAATCTACAGTTTCTTTTACATTAGTTTCAAAATCATCAACTACTATAGTTTTAGTTATATCAAAATCTTTCCATTCATCTGTGGCGCTATTATTTAAAGCTAAATATGCTAAGTATTTGTTTATATTTACTCCACCACATTCATTTATTCTTTCTATAGTTAAACCACAACTTAGAGTATTATAATATTTTTGTAGTTGGCTTTCTTTAATAAATACTGTTTTTTTAGTCCTTATTTGTCCTGCACTAGCAGTTAAACAAGTATATTTTTCTCCTTTAAGCATGAATCCATCTAAAATTAAATCTTCGATTATTTCAAAGAAATAAGTTTGTACAATTATTAAATCTTCGGTTAAAGTGTCTATTGGTACTTGCATAACTCTAGTTAAGGTAGATTCAAATACAGAAATTACATTTCTCATATTTAAATATTCTTGATTTAATCTTCTTATATTGTTGTTTGTATGATTTAATTGTCTTGTTTCTTTAAATTCAACATATAATGTATCTTTTATTGTTTTTATTTTCTTATTTATATTTTTAAATGAGTGGTCTGTCATTTTATATAAAACGTCATATTGAATTTTAGAATCCTCACCTTTACACTTATCTATTTTCTGATTTATTTTATTTAGTTTTTTATTTAATGTTTTTCTAAATAAGTAATACTTGTTTAGTCTGTTATGTATCTTCATTTCATTTTCATTATAAAAAGCACTTGTATCTACACTATATATATGTATTTGTTTATTCAAACTAATAACAATCTCCTCCCTTTATTTTAATCATCTTAACTCTCCAACAATACTACCGTTGAAATTTCATCAATAAGCGTTTAATTCCATCTCAATGATAAATTATATGACTTTGCATCTACATTTCATTTATCATTAAAATTCTCACCATAGAATCAAGGCTACAGCCTATTCAATAATTAATCATTTTTATAATATTTGATGATATTTTTATGAATTATATTTTATATATTATTTTAATTTAATTTTATATTTAAATGACTTATAAATTTTTAAAATCTCATTTACCGTACTACCATGAAAATTTAACCTTCTATTGATTTATTTTAATTAAATGATACGATATTAAGAAAACATGGTAGATTTCATTTTATGACCATTTTACTCACGATAGAATGCAACCTACAGCCGTTTTAAAATTCTTTAATTTTCTTAAATTTAACTCATTTTTTAGAATAGTCATTTCAGCCTAGTTAATAAACAACTTCTAAATCCAATATGAATGTTATTTTCTTATCTACATTTTCCCATAACACACTGTCTAGATCTTGTCCATTAACTTTGTATGCATATAAATTTGATTTGTCACTACCATTCATAACTAATTTTTCTCTTAGTACAATTCCTTGATCCTTGAATAGTTCCTTATCATTTTTATTTAAGATTCTTACTTTTATTTCATCACCTAACATACCATCTAACATAGAATTAATAGGTATATATTTATCTCCTGTGCAAATTGCATATTCCCCATTCATAGTGAAATCTAATTTTCCTGTATATTTCATAATTATCTCTCCTTCTGACACTCCCAAGACTAAAGTCTTGGGGTTCTTAGATACATTAACTTCTTTTATACTCTCATTTATTTAAACTTCAAATAAATTACAACATATAAATACTAGTTAGTTTCTCTAAGACTTTCACTAACTATCACCCTAATGAATGATTAACATTAGTATAAGGCTCATGTCTAAACCTATATGGATTTTATATCCCCATACTAGATATTATTTTATATCCATTTTTCTTCAATTCTTTTAATCTATTAATTTCTCTATCATGCAATCTCTTAAAATTATCATAAGTTTCAATACATAAATCTCTATCTATTTTATCTAATTTTTTACCTTTAACATTCATTATTAAAAAAGCTGAATACATATCTCTTTGAATCTGAATATCTGTATTCCATCTATCTTTTAAGTCTTTCTTACAATATTCATCTGTAAAATGATTATATTGACTTGCTTTGCATTTCTTAGTATCTATTTTGAATAATTGTGTATTATTCCATTTTAACTTGTTATCTAACCTAGTTAAAAACATACTAGGTGATTTATTAGATAAAGATTTACCGAATCTTTTCTTTTTATTAAATCTACCCGTTTTCTCATTTATGGTAGTTTCTTTCGCTCTAGCTTGTAGTCCTTTATAATTCATAGTTTCCACTAAAAATCTATCACCTAATGGCAATAATCTATTTATTAGTCTATAATGACTTTGTTTTCTGATTTCAGTTTGTTTCCTTTGAATTTCTTTCAATTTATTTTGAGTTTTAATATATCTATTAGATTTTATCCATTTATCTCTATTATTCCTATTAATAGTTCCATCTTCATTATATTTATTAGGATTATTAGCACGTCTTTGTCTATCTAATTTTCTATTTAATAACCTTTTATGATTTTCTATATTATCAATCTCAGGTGCTAACTCTAATAACTTAACACCATTTTTACTAGAAATAGCTATGGTTCTTGTACCTATATCTATCCCAACGTTACCTTTACCTATTTTGTTTTTAATTTCACCTGTATTCTTATTAATTTTCATAGGAGGTATTCCTTCAAGAATTAATTGAACATAAAATTTTGTTTTACCTTTTATAATCTTTCTAATAATTCTACAATATTTAACTCTATTTTGTAATGACATTTGAGCGTATATATCATTAGATTTTATTATTACAGGTACTTTTAATCCACTCCATATTAACAAATTATCTTGAAACCTAATACCCGTTTTATTAGATTTACCTTCAACGCTATTTAATTCACCGTATCTTTTAAAATATACTCTTTTAGCTTGGTGAAACATTAACTTTTGAAACGAACTAAATACTCTAGTTGCTATTTTTTGAGCTGTAAAACTATCTATATTATCTTTAAAATGCTTTTGAATTGGTTTAACATATGTATGGAGTGAATACTCTGTTAAATCATATTTCTTATTTAATTCATTAAATTTTTTACTACGTTCTTTGTCTTTACTCATTTTAATTATATCCTTATATTCTCTTCTATAATTTTTTAATTCTATTGTATGTTTATATATTTTTAATATTTCACCTAAACAAGAGTTATATATATTTCTGCTTATTTCTAGTCTTTTATTTAATATATCTTCTTGATACTTTTCTGTTTTTAATTTTAAAGTTAATATATAACTTGATGTTTTTGATTTAGCCATAGTATTCACCTCCTTATTAATACCTCTTTTTTTGATTTTCTACATACTGTTTTACCGTTTCACTTGATACATTACCTGCTGTTGAAACAAAGTAACTTCTAGTCCATAGACTAGGCATTTTCGATAGCTCTACGAACTCCTTTCTTAGCTCTCTACTTGTAACACCTTTTATTTTTTGCATGATATCTCTAGGTGACAAAGTAGGCAAACAATTTAAAAACATATGTGTATGATCTCTGTCACATTCCATAGCTATTATTTTAATATCTAGTTCTTCACATATATCTTTAACTAATTCTTTAAATCTATTTTCTACATTAGATATATCAAATATTTTTCTTCTATATCTAGGACAGAAAATAAAATGATAATTTATTAAACTTACTGTTGTTGATGTTTTTCTATATTTGTTTTCCATGTGCATATATTACCATATTATTGTGTATGTTGTCAACTATTTTATACACATTTTTTTTTAAAACAATCTCTCGCACAAAATTCATCCAACACCTAAAGGAGTTGGCTTTCTTTTGCGACTCTGTAATAATAATTCTTTTACCTTATCTAATACCTCAATTTTACCTATTAATTTTTCTCTTAATTCCTCTTGTTCTGTTAATTGTTGTTCTTTTATCATTGAATCATCCTCTCTATTTTTGTTTTTTATTTTTTGATTAATTCTATTTATATTATTACATTTTTATATTTGGTACTTTTATGTGTTTATCTTATATTAGAACTATTAAATATGTATATGTTATTTAGTCTTTAATCTTCTATCAGCTCTTTGTCTTAACTTTTCATGTTTAGGAAACCATGCTTGAATACCTCTCATTACCGTATCATAGTTTCTTTTTTTAGTAGTTGCTATTTTTGCTCCCATTCCATAGTTTCTTTTTAATATACTATACAAATTGCTTATGTATGTTCGATAATATTTGTCTATTAAATCTTGATTATAGTCTAATACCTCATTTACTCTGGTTCTACATTTCTGATTAATCATATTGCGTTGTTCGTCTGTGATTTCCTCATTTAATTCTAAATTGTCCATTCTATCTTGGATATTTGTTATCTCACCTGTTATTTTATTATATTGGGTCGCAAGTCCCCTTACTGTATTCTTTGTACTTACTAATTCTGCCTTCATAACTTCTGTTGTTTCCATAGAATTTTGACTAACCATTAATAAATTTCCCATCATTTGTTGTAATTCTTGTCCATTAAATTGTTTATTTTCCATACTAAAATTCCCCCTAATTTATATTTCTATTATTTTAAACATATTGTTTCATATTTGATTTAACTGCTAAAACCCAATCTTCCATTAATCGAACTGCCTTTATGTATGAGTTTTTTTCATATTGTGGTAACTCATTTATATGTTCTGCTAACCATGCCAAACCCGAACTTGTTTCTATAAAACTATGTACTCTAGTACAAAATATCAATGCACTATCTTGTAGCTTTTTAGTATAATTTTCACTTTCTGATTTTTCTTTCATGCTACAAATTTCATCTTCTAAATTGAACATCTGTTTTACTTTTGAGTCATATTCTCTTTTCAAATCATTGTAATATTTATCTTTTTCTTTTATTTTATTTTTCAAGTCCATATAATCATCGGGTACTATCTCCTTTTCAACCGTAACTTCTTTTAGAATTTCTTTAGGTTTTTTTTCTAGTTGCTTTTTTAAATCTTCAGCTTCGTTTTTTATATTTTTTAATAAATTATATTTACTACTTAATTCATTAAAGCATTTTTGTAACTCTTCATTTTCGTTTTCTAATTGTAACTTCTCATCTATAATTTGTTGTGTTCTCTTTTGTGTGAGCTGTTTTATCTTTTCCTTACCAATATCATTAAAAAATATTTCTTGTTCATCTTGTGGCATTTTAGCCCATATTTTATATGCCGTAGTAGATTTTAAAGCACCAGTTTCCACTAGCGATTGTAATTCAGGGATAAGTTCATTGAGTTTTTTATAATTCCTAAGTTGTCTTTCATCAATACCAATTTGCTTAGCTAAATCATTTTGAGACTTTTTAGCTTCGGAAATTATTTCCGAACCACTATATTGATTACTACCTTGTCTTATCCCATATATTCGTTCCAATTCCATTATACATCTAGCCATCTTCATAGGATTAACATTACCTACGCCTCTTTGCATGATGTTTGTACATATCAAATCTTCTAATATCATATCTTCTTTTGAAATATGTAATTTTGGGTCTTCATCAGGATAATGAGTTATTCTACATGGTATTTCTAATATACCAATTTCCTTACAGGCTCTAACTCTTTGATGCCCACTTACTATTAATAAGTCTTGAGTTACTACTATTGCTTCAACTACTCCTCTTCTTACTATGGATTTTATAAAATCGTCCCATCTTTCTTTAGGAATATCATCGAAGAACTCTTGATTTCTTGGATGTGGTTGTAATTTTAATATTTCTATCATTTGCATAGGTCAATCATCCCTTCTTTATATGTTTTAACTTGTCTTTATTGGTTATTATCAATACAACTTCTAATTTCTTGTGATTTAAGTCATTTTATCATCTTCCTTTCTATTCTCGTTCCTATTGGAAGAAACTTTATGTTTGTTTTAAATTATTTTAATTTGTCTTTATTATTGCTTTTCAGCTACATTCGTTTCGTTCCTGTCTACATTTATTATATTACCACCTCTCCTAAACTATGTCAAGTATTATTTTAATTAATTTTTATTTAATTTGAATAATTTTTCTTTTGAGTATTGCTACGTTTAATATTGCTATTGATCTTATCAGTATATACTAACCCTTTAACACCTATTTCTATTTGTAATTGCTTATTAAAGTTAATATCATCTCCATACTTACCAAAATAAGTGGAACAATAATGTCTATCTTGTGTGATATAGTTATTGTTATATATGATTAGATTTAATTCATCTGCAAGTATCCTATTGTATTTAGATATTGTTTTGCTATGATTAATAATATTCTTAATAGAACTTTGAGTTAGCCATCCAAACTTAGCGTTATTATTAATTACTCTTTGAATAGCTATGTAATACCTAACAAAAGCAAACCTATCTATATTTGTATTATGTAGATAATCAAATATCTTATCAAGATCATAGTCATATATGCAAAAGTAATTATCAAAATCATTTTCTATTTCAATGTAGAACACATCTGAATTTTTAATAGTGTCAAATTCAATTGGACTATAGTGCAAGTCCATTATTTGTTTTATATATCCTTTAAACATAAGACCATTTATTGATGATTTAATTATTTTAATCATATTGCTATTCCTATTTAATATATACATATAATTCATCAATATATTAATACTAGCAATAGACACTTCTTTGATTGGACTATAATTTCTTTTTATTAAAGCCAATATTACCAATTCTTCATTTGTAATATCATTGGAGATATGTAATTCATTTTTTAATGTAATGTAATATTCTTTATTTATCATGCTACTACCCACCTATCCTGAAATTTTGAGCTGACGTTAGCACGAACTTGTTCGGCTAACTCTAATTGTTTTTATTATATTTTCTTTTTATAATACTTTTCTTTTTATACACTTCAATCTTGTTGCATTTTTGCTTGGACTGTTCGCTTGTGCTATTGCAAAAACGCTTGGACTGGTCAAAATATGATGAACAGCGTAAGCGTTTTTGCAATAGCATATTTAAATTATCTTCATATATATTTTTTTAAAATTGCGATAAAAATTGATAGCTATATTTAATTCATTTGTGTTTTTGAATAAGAAAATATATTTTTGTCTACCTGTTTTATCTATAGACTGCTTGAAAGTGAATCCTAGTGAATACAGATAATTTTTTAACCTTTTAGTTTTAATCACATAGTACATTATATCACTTCCAACCTATTTCTGTTTTAATGTTGTTTTAATTATTTTTTAATATAATTTAAAATTTTACTCATCTATCATACTTTTAAACTCATTATATCTATTCATGCATTGTCTTAATTCCTGAGTATCTTTGAATAAATATACATTTCTCGAATTATCTCTTTTATCAGATTCTATTCTTACTAGATTGAATCTATTGAACATTAACCAACCTGCCATACGTTGTGAGTTAATTGCTATAGTTTTCATTGTAAAACTCCCCTTTACCTTTAATTATTTGATATATTGTGATTCCTTAATTTCTCTTAACTTACATATAGTATATCATACTAATTTATGATTTACAATGTTTATGTTTTATTTTAATTAATCTTCATTTGTTCTAAAAACATAGGGATAAACTCTATTACCCCTTATTATCTCTTGAACAATTTTCTGAAGAATCCCTTTTTATCCTGCTCTTTGTTTTGTTCTTCGTTTTGTTTTCTACGTTCTTCCATGTGTTTCTTCAGATTATTTACTAACTCTATATCTTTGTTATAAACTTTCTCGATTTCCTTATTAGTATTTTCTGTAGTAGCGTCTATATGTGCCTTTAGATTGTCCATATTTGCCTCCAGCTTGTCTTCAATTGTGGCTGATATATAATCCTTTAATTCAGATTGAGTTCGCTCTAAGGCTTCATTATGAGAGTTCAAAGCTACAGATAGCTGTTCTGAAATAGTATTGTTAATTTGAATAGATATATCTTTTAAAAATTGTTTTTTTATTTCTTCTAGTTTTAATAATGCTTGTTCATTTAGAATATCTTCATTTTGAGATGGTATTTCTCTTATAGAAGCAACTTTAGTACTTGATGAGGGATTTCTTTTTAAATCTTCCCATCTTTTTTGTGCTTGTTTTATTGTAAGACGTTCTTTTTTAAGTAGCTCTCTTGTATATGCTAAATCATCTATATTTTCTTTGGTAAATTTTCTATTGCGTCCTTCACGTTCTATATGAATATAATCACTAAAACAATCACACCAATATCTAATTGTACTTTCGTTCTCATTTAAGATTTCAGCAACTTCAGGAGTTTTATAAGTAAGTTCTTCATCAATATTAGAATAATCAACATCTACATATTTAAGATTTTCTTCCTTCATAATAGTATCACCTCAATGAAATTATACCTTATATTGTAAATCAAAACAACTTTAATACAAGCTTTAATGGGCGTGCTTTTTCAACTGCGTTAGATATATATAAATTCATACACACTAGTATTTTCAATGCATACATTTACTTTAATAGTACTTAAATTGAGATTAAAGTACTATTAAAGTAAAAAATAAAAGAGGATTAGTCCTCTCTTATTTTTGTATTACATATATTTACTAAAGAAATCATTTATGTCTATTTCTTTTTCAACATTATCTATACTTATTTCTTTATTTTGAGAGGCTATTGGCTGACTAGCTTCTTGCTCTGTAGTTACTGGCTTCACAACCATATCCTCATTTGAAGTTTGACCCTCTCTTTGTTTCATTTTATCTTCTATAATTAAATTTAGCGTTTCTATTGATGTTTTTTGAGGTTCTATACCAGTTGCCACAACTATATTTTTCTTACTATTGTATCCTTTAAATGTTCTTCTTGGTAATCCAACTATGTTCTTAATTGCTTCAACATCAACGACTCTTGTAGTAGATATTCCCATGAATTCACAAGTATTTGTTGTATATTCTGCAAATATACTTTCTTTTAAACTCTTAGCTAACGCCACTTTTATATCTTCTTTATCATCAAATTCTAATATTACATTACTCTTTTTCATTGTTAATAATTTGCCTATTTCATCTTCGTCAACAACACCTTCAGCATGAGACTCACTCATATTCATAAAGTCATTAAATAACATAGCAAATTCTTTATTTATATCAGATTCTTTTTCTCTTTTATTATTATCTAGTAAGTATATTGATATATCTTTACCATCATTAGTACTTTTCATGATATCATTCCAACAAGCTATAGCATTTGTATGTTCATCTATATCTTCCGTATCTTTAGGTAAAACTCCTACAAATCCGAAATGTTTGTTTGGATACATTTGCTTTGCTAGTCCTAAAATTGGAGGTGTTATACCTGATCCAGTTCCTCCTGCCATTGTTGCTACAAATATAACTATATCACATGAAGAAAATTTCTCCATTATTTGAGCTATTATCTGTTTATAATAAGTTTGAGCATATCCAATAGCTTTTTTTCTTTCTTTCCCACAACCTTCTGCAAAAGGTATATGATAAGTATGTTTTGCATTTTTCAATGAATCTAAATCTTTCTTACTAGTATTTATAAATAGTGCATTATAATCTCCACATACGCCTAATAAAGTATCTACTATGTTTCCTCCACCTTGTCCTATTGGTGCAAAAACTATTCTATTTTTCATTTATAACTCCCCCTATTTTACATTATTGATTTTAACTTTTCTATTCCGTTTGGTGTAATATAAAAAGTCTTACTTATCCCTTGTTTACAGCCTTCTTTTACGTATTGCAACTCTAAGAATTTTTTAATACTTCGTCGTACTGTTGACATAGATAATTCAGAAATCTTACAGAGTTTAGTATAAGTAAATGATTTTAATTCTGTAGTGCATTGATTTTCTTTAAGCATTATTAATATTTTATATTCATTTTTATTTACTGCCATTCTTCAATCACCTCTCATTCTAACTACAATCTTAGTTTAACTTTTTTTCATTCTGATAGTAGTCGCAGTAATGTAAAAAAATATTCATAATACATTCTTTATTAGTTCATACTATGGTCAAAACTATGTCAAACCATAGTTAAAATATATTCATATCATGTTTATTTCTTTCTTTACTATATTATACTATATTACTTAGAAAATGTGTACTTTTTTTCATATATTATTCAAAATATTTTCTAATTATATCTATATTATAGTCTGACTATAGTCTTATATTAGTCTAATAATATTTAAATTATATTCAAACTATGTTTATACTACAGTCATATTATGTTCAAATGTTAGTCACATTGTATTCTTTTTATAGTCAACCTAATGTCGTAATTATTTCCATAATCAATCTAATAATATTATATCACGAATTAGCATATATTGTAATTTAAAGTGTTAGATTAAGTTATTCTTTAATTTGTGTAAAAAAAGAAGGGCATTCACCCTTCTAAGCAATTTAATACATATCCTTTTTTATTATCTTCTATTTTATTCAATGCTTTTATAATATCTTTTACAGTCCATAATTCTAACCAAGGTACTTTTTCAGCATATTCTAAAGCATTTTTATTATATTTACTAGTGGTTATAACTATTGCTCTTGTAGCATCATCTCCAATTGCACTTCCAACTAACTTTTGTAATATTTCTCTTCCTATCAAATTATTCATATTCCAATGCTTACATTCTATATATATTTTTTCTTTATTATTTGTAGCTATAACATCTTTACCACCATCGCATGTTTCTACAGTTGCTTTAGCATTATATCCTAATTGTGTAAAGAGATTTGCTACAAATACTTCAAATTCTCTAGGCGACATACCCTTTATCTTCCTTGAGATATCAAAACATGTATAGTCTGTATATCTCCACCTGTAAGCATAATAAATCCACTTAGTAAATTTCAATAAAATATAAAGGCCTCCCACTATTATGACTAAATTTATGCCTAGCTTAAATAGATTAATTATTAATTGTTGTATTTTTTCTATATGATTATACAACATTATTAAAAGTATCCCACAACATAGTAATCTCAAGTTATTAATAAATCTTTTAATAGATCTCAAATCATCACATCCTTTAATATGATTTAGCCTAATATAATTTTAGATATATCTTTTGCAAAAGAAATTTTATTATTCATAATAACCGTGTCACACTTTTAAAGCATATGTCATAGCATATAGTATAAGATATAGAAAATAAACATTAAGGAGTTGATTTATGTGCCTTACGGGTTATTAATAGGTGGTTGGTCAATCGGAATGATATGTTACATATCATTAACTAAAATTGGTAACAAAAATAACTTTAAATACGCAGATTTAACGTCTAGGATCAAAAAGGCTAAGAGATTAGACAAAAATATAAGTAAAAGTCTCGAAGATAAAAATTTATTTTGATAAGGTGATGATATGAAATTCGTATTCATGCATATAAAAAATAAAAAACTTACTCAACAGAATAAAAATAAAATGATTGACATAGGCAAGTCCCAGATAGTTGTAAGAGATAGAAAAGAAATAGGCAAATCTCTATTAAAACAACCCAAATATGAAATAATTGAAAGCAATACTATCAATAAACTATCTATTAAGGATAAATTATCAGATATCAAATCAAAGTTAAAAGAAGAATATAGAAAAAATAAAGAAATACAATATCTCAATGAAAGATGGTTAGATGTAATGTTTAATTGCAAATTTATTAATGCATTTAAAAAGACATTTACATTAGTTAATTTAAAACATGAAAACTATGGATTTAGCTGTAGGATACTTATTCCAGATGGATATTGCATAGACGATTTAGATAATAAGACGACCGTGATACAAAACAATGTTGGCTGTACTTTTGTATTAGAGAAATTTAGTAATAAGAGATATGCTAACGCTAAGTTTATACTAATAGAAAATTGCAATAAGATACCTTTTGAACCTGTAGAGGTTGAACCTTATCAAGTTTGTGCAGGAGTTGATGAAGGAGGACATCCAGTAATATTCAATATGAATATAGAACCTATGGTACTTATTGCAGGGGCTACCAGAATGGGTAAAAACGGATGCATCGACCATGCTATACCTTCTTGGATTTACTATTGTAGTGAAGATGATATACATTTATATTTATTTCAATTTGCAAAAGGAGATTTAGGTAAATATCAAAAGTGTAAACAAGTAAAATGCTTTTCCATGAGTGATTTAGATAAATTATTAGAAGTTTTAAACGAACTAAAAACTGAAATGAGCGCAAGAATGAATATGATGTCTTCTATGTTAAATAACTTCAAGGGTGACAACCTATATGATTATAATAAACTTAATCCTGATAAAAAATTACCGTATATTTATATAATAATAGATGAATTTATGGATATAGCCAATTCTGAAGGAGATAAAGAATCTTCTAAGGTAAAAGCACATATCATATCTATCTTACAAAGTATAGCTGAATACGGAGGTGCATTAGGTGTTAATTATATAATACTTCATCAAAAACCTGAAAAATCCTTGATGCCTACTTTCTTAAAAAATCAATCTAATACTAGAATATGTTTTGGATTTAAAGATGAAGTATGTGGGAGAATTGTTTTAGGTGAAGACAGAGGCAAACTAGTAACCACCTTACAACCTAGAAAAGCTTATTATATATCCAATAGTGGTGAAGGATATCTATATACAACTAATCTAAGAAATAAGAATGGATCAAGTAGAATATTAAACTATATAAAGCCGAGTATGACTAATAAAAAAGAGAGTTCTAATGTTCATCATGTTAGTGATTGTAAAGTAGCTAAAAATGATAAGTATTCTAAATCTAAAGATAGTGAAGTTCAATTCAAAGAGAAAGTAAGTCAAATTAAAATTCAAATGGATAAAATCAATAAGCATAGTAAAAACTCAGAAGATACACCACAATCAAAAGGTAAAATCATTGAATTTCCTAATCAATATAATCAAGATAACAGTCATCATAATTTAGATGCTACACATACGTCTAACCCAACCTCCCAAAATAAGAAATATGATATAAAAATCACTCAATCTAATAATAAGTCTACAAGCAATAAACCTATTCAGAATCCAAATATCGATTCTAATTTTAGCAAAGTTAATATACCCAAAGTAAAAAGTAAAGAAGATGTTATAAGAGAAAATATAAAGAAAATACCTAATTTTGTTCCATATGAACCTCCTAAAACTAATGCAAAAATTACAGATGAAACAGATATAGCCTTTAAACAGTCTGAAAAATATAGAAAAGATATTAAAAATGAAAATGATAAGAAAGGGGATTACTAAACAATGCTAGTTAAATTAACAGGAAAATACGATAAAGCAATTTTAAGATATATAGAACAAAGTAGATTTTGTACAGCGAAACAAATAGCAAAGATATTTTATAAAACCTCTAGCCAAGGTGAGGCACTTGCTAGAAGGCGTTTAAATAGAATGATTGAAGCTCAATATCTAAGAGTGTATAGGTCTAAGAGTTTTGATAATAGAAATGTCTATGTATTTGATACGAAAGCAAATAAGAGTCTTAAACCTAGTCTACATGATATGACTATATTAGATTATCAAGCTGAATTAATCTATAGTGGAGCAGATATTATTTATTTTAAACCTAATCAATATTGGATGAATGGGAAAATAAGATCTGATGGATTTTGCGTGTTTAAATTTAATAATAAGATATATTACAATCTTATTGAAGTTGTTGTAAATCATAATGACGATAAATTTAAAAAATATGATGATTTGTATGTTACTAATGAAGTACAAAATATATGTGAAAATGAATTTCCTGAATTAATTATAATAGATAGCCTTACTCACAAAACTAATTTTAAATTTGAGCAAAATATTAAATTTAAAGTAATAGACTTAGAATTAAATGATTTTCCTAAGATATTCTTATAGTTAAAGCGTAACAACGACATATGCTATAGCATATAATATAGTATAACATCACTGTAGTACAGATTAACATACTCTAAAGCCACCATTCAAGCCGTTTTCGTTTTTCAATTGAAAGACGAATGAATATGAGTCGTGAGGGGTTAATAGGGGAGGGACACTTTTGAAATCCTCCCTATAGATTTTAATACTTGTCCAAGAAATAATTGTATAAATTTAATTAAAATAACAGTAACACGTTATAGTTTCATTTCATATAATGCATTAGGAATAATTTTACATATAACAAAAGTTAAAAATTATAAATAGTCATTAATTATTTGTTTATTTAGCTTTATATTTAATTATCTTATCTAATTTTTATATATTGAGCTGTTAGTTAGATATAGTATATTTTAAGATACTTGTCTATCTAAAGACTTATCTTAGTATATTATGTTTAACTCAATAGCTTAATATATGAAAACTTAGATATGCTTAGTTAAATATACAACATAAATACAACTAATAATTTGATAAATTATTTATCAATTATTTAAAGTTTTGGCTTGAACAAATAATATGTTCTATTTATTTCTTACAATAACAAAAGTTATATTATTACAAATACAAAAGTTTAAAGGAGTGCTTTGCAAATGTTAACTATAATTAAATCTTTCTTTCAGTTTCTTGTGATTATACAAGTTTTAAGTTTATTATTGACTGGAAGTACCAGATTAGGTTTACGTTTAATGAAAAGTATTATAAAAATCGTTCAAAATACATTGAGATTAAGTTGTAGATTGACTATTAGACAGTTAAAATTTATAAATAAACTTATATACAAAGCAAATAACTATAAATCAACTATCAAGACAAATGTAAATACTAAGCAATATCAACAGGAAATTTGTACGTACAATGAAAAAGTAGCAAATGGAACTAGTAACATAGTAGACCTTAGATCATATATCAAACAACAAAAAGAATATTAAAGGACTGGGTTTATTCTCTTTCCTTTAATATTAAATAGCTTACTCTACGTAGAACATATAGGAATAAATTCTAATATTCAGTTTTCAATATTAAAGATAATGATTATTTATGTAAAATTTATATAAAGGGAGAGATTAATATGTCTAATACAGCAATAATAATAGCCATGGGAAGTACAGCTATAGTATCAGCTATAACAGAAAAGGTGCTAATAGCTTTCAATAAACAAAATGAATCTCAAATGGTCAACATTGGTGGTTTAAGCTTAGTTGGGTGTCAAGCTGTATTATTAGTTACTAAACTAATCAAAGCTTGTAGTGCTTTATAAAGGAGTGACAAACAGTAGCTATGGTAGGAGATATATTTTCGGATATTATTAAAACTGCAACACTAACAATTGTATGGAATAAGGGGTTACAGGCATTCGGTAAAAAAGATTATGGTGAAATTATTAAATTATCTGGAATAAGTGTTTGCGGTATAGATGTTATTCAATTAGTTAGTTATTGGAGAAAAAATCCACCAGCAATAGTAAGAATAGTAAAAGGAACTGCCAATTTCTTTGAAAAAGTAGATAATGGAACAGGAAAAATAATGGACGGTATAGGGAAGTTTAACGAAAGCATTAAGTTTTTGATTGATAGGGGAATAGTTAAGTAAAGGGTGGTAACTATGTTGAACAGATGTAAAACTTATGAGTTCTCTAAAAAAGGATGGAAACAAGCTAAACAAGATAGTAAAAAGATAAAAAATAATAGAGTAATGGATTTAATTGTATATAGTACACTACTAGGATTAACTGTAGGTAATATAGTAAAGAATGATACCTTTCTTAAAATAGTGGCGTGTGATGGAACTAAAAGAGTAGTAAAAACTTTGATAATAAATTAATAATATTTAAGAATAAAACAAAAATAGATGACTACTCATAACATAACAGTTTGTAACAAAAATAATCACTACCATTTATTTTTTATAATATATTGGTTGTTGATTTTTAAATACTGTTATATCATTTTCGTCATCTATTTTCTAGTACAAAAATTTAAATTTAGTTATGTGTTCTACATTAAATAGTATTATCTTTAAATTATATAATATGCATCTATATAAACTAAAAAAAGGAGACTATATCTCCTTTTTTAGTTTATTGGTATACAAATAGCTTCTTCATTTAACATGAAAACTAGTGTACTGTTATAAATAGGAGATAGTTTTTTATGTCATTTATAGAATGCACAAGATGTTTCACTTTTATACTATCTCCTATTTATATTTTATAAAAATTTCATGTAATTAACGGATATTTAAATTCTTGACTAGTTAGATAGAAAATATACATATGGATTATGAAAAATTTATTTATTATAATTTGTATTTATTGTATAATTAACTTATATTTAGTATATATTAATCTAACCATATAGGAGAAATTGTATTATGAATATTGAACAAATGCCATTTATAATTCAAGAACTTTACTCGATAGTAAGTGTATTGGAGGCATCTTTTAAAGGAAGAAAATTCACTCCTCATGGACATTTAGCTGGAAGTATAGGTGAGGTATTGGCATCCTATTATTATGATTTAGAACTATTACCCTGCTCAACTAAAACACATGCTGCTAAAACAAAAGATAATAAATTGGTTAAAATAAAAGTAACTCAAGGGAAATCTATAGGGATTAGTAGTAAACCAGACTATCTTATTGTTATTAAAATATTACCAGATGGCAGTATAGAAGAAATATATAATGGATCAGGATATTTAGCATGGCATAATACAGGTAAAACGCAGAGGAATGGTCAACGCTCAATATCAATAAACAAACTAAATAAATTAATGGAAGATATGCCAATCAATTTACGCATACCTAGAGTAAAATAATATTTTAGGTGTGCGTGTTTTTTATTTTTATATAATTATTAAAAATTAATTTTTACGTAAATTTTATTTTTATATTTTTCACCGATACACCCTGTATCGTAAAAGGTGAAATTTTAATGTTTAAAAAGTGGATTAAAGTATTGATATATAAGGGTTTGCGGGGTGTCAATGATATGCAAATTTTTAATGATGAGATGAGTTAAGATAGGTAATATCGTTCAAAGTATTGATACATAAGGGTTTGCGAGTATGAAAAGGGTAAAAATGAGTGATTTTTGATAAAAATAGGGTAGTTGAAAAAGTGAAAAAGTGGCTATTTGTAAGGGTTCTAACGATACACTTTTCGATACACTTTTTATTGAAATTTGCAAGTTTTAAAATTTTAAATTCAAAATTGAATTATCACTGAAAAAAATTAGTTGGTATGTGAGTTGATGTACTAGGGTAAACGCTGAAGCCTGAACCCCACTAAACAATGAGAAATACGCCCCCTCTATACTAAATACTTTAGTGTAGTAAATTACTAAGTTTCAAGACATAACAACCGTTATGTGTTGTATAAATTACGCTCAGCGTCCGAAACCGTTGGTATGACTAGCTTTGAGGTAGCTTTAGCGTACTAAAGTTATGATAATTTTAGGTACAAAATAGATAATTTTTATATAAATATATAAATAATAGAGGAATTTATATCCTTATGTGATTTAGATTACCATTTAATATTATTTAAGGTATTGTATTATATAATAATGATTACTATATAGTGTAATTACAGAAAAATGAAAGTGTTTATTTACCTTGTTGCAAATATCGAAATAAAAGCTTATATTATCAAGCAAATACTTCTCTATCCATTTTCACTCTACTTTTAACTTTTTACTATATTAGTGTAATTTTACACCATGATATATTATCCTTATTTATCTTCATTTATCTCAATCAATCTCACTCTAATTATCTATATAAATATAAAAATATTTAAAAAATAAAAATTAATAAATAAAATATTTAAAATAATATAATTTTAGATTATAAAATAACATCTTTATATAAATATAATTATAACAGTATGATAAGCAAATAGTAATATGAGACTTATACTACTATTCTATTTAATCCTATTCAACATTACATAACTATTTACTTAAATTCAGTTACCCAAACAAAATAATTACGAAAATAAATTAAAATCACTCCATAAATTTATTGATATATGTTTCCATATATGGTATAATATATACATAAGATAAAGAAAGGGGTGAAACAGTTATGGTATTGAAAATATATAGTTTTTTTACTGGATTGTTTGGTTTATATTTATTATTACTAAAAATAAAAAAGGCTAAATACGAAGCCGAGAAAGCTAAGTATGAAGCCTTAATCAAACAAAAAGAGTTAAACTAATAACTCAATGGATGGGGAAATGCCATTCCCCATCTGCTATATATTATACCATAACAATTAATTATATGAAATATATAATAATAACATTAATATTAATCTTAATTGCACTATCTATCTCTAAAACTAAAAAAGATACAAAAGTTTTGGAAAAGGAAGTTCATGAGTTAAAGAAAAAAGCTAATCAAGATTGACTTAAATATGTCATATTCCATTATTAAAACTATTAATGTAATCTTAATTTTACGTATGCAGTATATACAATTCTATATATGTCAACTAGATTTATACTGCGTGCAATTACATATAATATTAAAATTATACTGATTGAAAACAAATTAAAATTATACAATATATATATTGATAAACCTTCCCATATATGTTATAATATATACATAAGGAGGTGAGGAAATGGGGGAGAAAATAAAAGAGTTCCTCAAGTTGACAGATGAAATTACTAAACAACTAGAGAAACTCACAATCAATTTAATATCCTTAATTGGTTGGATTGCAATACTAATCTTTACAATTAAAGGTATATTTAAATAATTACATAAGGGGTTAAGTTCACACCTTAATCCCTTATAAAAAAAGTATATCATATTTTTCCCTCATTAATCAATATGAAAAATTTATATAAGGATTTAACTATTAGAATCATACGACTTATAGGATTAATAGCTTTCTTAGTAATATCTTTATACTCTATTTATCAAACTTTTATTAAGTAAGTTTTATATTACACTCTACTATTAAAACTATCAATATAACCCTGATTTTACGTATGTAACATACAATCACTATATTTGCTAAAATATTAAATATATCATACCTATAGACTTTATATCTATATAAAATACCTCTTATTTGTGTAAGTTTTTCCGATACAGAAATGGGAGGTATTTTTATTTATCAATATTTGGGAAAAATTAAATAAAATCCTAAAAAAGTATTGACTTTTTATACTATCGATAGTATAATATAAGTATAGAAAGGAGGTGAGATCGAATGTTAGAACAACTTCAAATATTTCAAACTGTTGTCAGTATAGTTTGCACACTAATAACAACAGTAATCGCAGTTTTAACTTACATTGATAAAGATTAGGGGATTTCCCCTTAATCTTTATAATCTCACCTCATGAAGTTATTCTAACATTTAAACAATATGAATACAAGAAAATTAATAATAAGTTTAGCAGTTTTCAATGTTATCTTTGTAAAAAACTTAATATTAAAAACAATAATTACAATTATATTAGTTGTTATGTACTTTAAATACAAAAATAGAAAGGTGTAATCATGGAAACAAACAAACAGACTGAAGCCAATAAAAAGTGGCAAGAAAAAAATAGAGAGCGTACTAGATATCTAAGGGATAGGTCTACAGCTAGAAGTTTTATAAAAAATAAAGCAACATTGGAAGACTTAAAAGAACTTAAGCAACTTATTAAAGAAAAGGAAAATTCACTAAGAAAGTAAATATATCCCTGGACTTCATATCTATATGTGACACCTCTTATTTGTGAAACCATTTTGGTATAAACAATTAGGAGGTGTTTTTATATTTATAAATTTTTGAAAATATTATGATAATTTCCTAAAATATACTTGACATTCAACGTATGCGTTGATACAATATATACATAGGGAAAAGAAAGGAGGTGAGAAAAATGGTTGAAAAAATAAAGAAGCTTAATGAACTACTCGCAATAGTCATTAAGCTACTAACAAAAATATATATTATCAAGCTAATATTAATTAAAATTTTTAGTTAATATTAGTGGGAGGGTTTAATCCCTCCTGTATATATTGTATTATTTCAACCATTAATATGCAATATGATAAAAGAAAATTTTAAATTAATATGTAGTGTAATACTTAAACTAATGATAATAGCACTGTTAATTTATTTAATAATCTTTAAATAAGAAGAGGATTTTATTCCTTTCTTATAAAATAGGAGGGAAATTTAATGAAAAAATATACAATTGATGAAATTATGGACTTAAAAGAAGTAGCAGATAAATATAACTTGAATTTAAATACTTTACGTAGTATTTGCAATAATGCTTCACATGGATTAATTCAGGGTGTAGATTATCGTAGAGCAGGTAGAGTTTGGCTTATAACTAAAGATGCAGTAAAGAAAATAATAGAAAATACCAAAAATAGTTAAAAGAGTATTCATTTTCACCTTATGAGTTGATATTCTGAATAAGGTAAAAGAAATTAGGTGAAGACTATAGAAAAACTGATCGTGTGTGGTTAATTACAATAGATGGGATGAAAAAAATTCTAAATAGCAAAAAAATGGATTAATCATTATTTTTGTATATAAAAGAAAGGTTGTGATTAAATGGATAATAAAAATTTAAAATTAACTTTGGTTAGTTTTGTACTTACTCTTATATCTCTTATACTAACTATCATTAATTTTTGTCTTATGCACTATAAATGATAGTATACTTATCGTTATAGCTTATATATATTATTTGTCAGTATAATAAAAGAGAACATCAAACAAATAAACTTTGACATTATAAAAATAACTAAATTAATACCAGCTTTTGCAATAGCAACAACGAAATATATTTTGAAAACTATAATAGAACACACATATTACAACTTTAAAACCTTGTTTAATGCAAGGTTTATTTTTCTATAAAAATACATAATTTTTACATAATATCTATTGACTTATTACGTACATGTGATATAGTATAAATATAAAGAGGAGGGTTAAAAACAGTTAACAAAACCTTATATAAGTTTATAAAACTTTATTGAAATTATATAATATTTATGTTATAATAAATTCAGAGGTGATATAAATGAAATATTATTCTATAGGGCAATTTTCAAAATTAATAGGTAAAACTTCTCAAACATTAAGAGAATGGGATAAAAAAAATATATTAAAACCACATCATGTAGCACCAACGGGGTATAGGTATTATTCACAAGAGCAACTTAATCACTTCTTAGGGTTAAAGTCAGAAGTTCAACTAAATAAAAAAACTATTGGATATTGTAGAGTTAGTTCTCATAAACAAAAAGACGACCTTGAAAGACAAATTGAAAATGTTAAAACGTATATGTTTGCCAAAGGTTATCAGTTTGAGATTATAACAGATATAGGGAGTGGAATTAACTACAATAAAAAGGGATTAAATCAACTAATCGACATGATAACTAATTCAGAGGTTGAAAAAGTGGTTATTCTATATAAAGATAGATTAATTAGATTTGGATATGAACTTATAGAAAATCTATGTAATAAATATGGAACAACTATTGAAATTATAGATAATACTGAAAAATCAGAAGAACAAGAGTTAGTTGAAGATTTAATTCAGATAGTTACAGTTTTTAGTTGTAGACTTCAAGGCAAGAGAGCAAATAAAGCTAAGAAAATGATTAAGGAGTTAATTGAAGATGATACTTTCAAAGAA